CACCAAGTATCTGCTTACAAACTGCTAGAGTATAATCATACAACCACTGTTTTGCATAGATATCTTGAAGCAGTACAAAATCAGGACGATAGTTGTGTGTGCGTAATAGCACTTGTTCACCTTGTGCAAATGGACGCTGTAGAATAGTTAGTACGTGATTGCTTTGTCGCCATTTGAATTCAATATATGCTCCAAACATACGACCAACTAGTTTTTGATAACCCGCAAATAATTCGTAGGTTGCTAGTCCGCCCATCATACTACCAGTTAACAAATAGCTGTTTGTGTACGCCAAGTTGAATGGCTCGAACAATGTTCCGCCTGCACCTAAACCGCTACGTGAACCTACTGCACGTCTAAAAATACTTTGTACTTCAATTACTTCATTTGGCAGTCTATATTCGTTAACGTCCTGCATTAGTTCTAAGAACATGTAACTTTCTTCTACTGCTGCACTACTGCGCTGACGAAACTTTGTTAGAGCACGATCTAGTGCTATTTCATAGTGCTTTGGATCTAGTTCTACTTCAACCATTCCATCGCCCAACATGGTTTTAACGTAATCAAATGCTTTATTACGCTCTATAGTGCTGTCGGATTCACCTGGATCTGTTGGGTAAATATCTGCCATATTAAGTTCTCCTAGTATATTTATCTAGCGATAAATATCATTATGCCACGTTTATCATTATACAAACCCGAAAGAGGGCAAGACTACAAATTTATGGATCGCCAGATTTCTGAGATGTTTCAGGTTGGCGGTACGGATGTGTATTTGCACAAGTATCTAGGCCCTAAAATTGCCACAGAAGGCACCGCAGATCAGCCTATATATGATGCGGTTAAAGAAACAAACATTCAAGATTTGCTGTTTTTAGAAAATCGCGATAGAAAATACGACGAAGAAATCTACAGAATTCGCGGACACTATAACGTACAAAATATTGACTTTAACCTAAGCCAATTTGGTTTGTTTATTGATAACGACACAATTTATATGACTGTGCATATTAATGATTTTATCAAATATGTTGGTCGTAAACCTATTAGCGGTGATGTTTTAGAGTTGCCGCATTTACGAGATAATTTTGCGTTAAATGAATATGAAATTGGATTACCAAGATACTATGTAATAGAAGATGTTGGTCGTGCAAGTGAAGGTTTTAGTGCTACATGGTATCCTCATTTGTACAGACTAAGACTTAAAAGGATTACTGATGCTCAACAATTTGCTGACATTCTTGATAAACCAGCAGTTGATGCTAACGGTGATCCTACTGATAAGACTCTGAGAGAAATACTCAGCACACGAGCCAAAGAACTAGAGATTAATGACGCTGTTATTCTACAAGCAGAAGCAGATAGTCCACAAAGTGGTTACGAAACTAGACAATTTTATACTTTAGCAGTTGACGAAAAGGGCAAGACTACCCTTAATACATCTGACACTAGTTCACTTGATGCAAGTATAACAACAATCACTGCTCTTGAAAGCAATAAACGTCCTGTAAGAACAGGTTACACAGGATTTTTAGTTGGGGATGGCTTTCCGCAAAACGGTTATGACTTTGGGCATGGCATACAGTTTCCTGAATCACCAGGACCTGATGATTTTTTCCTTCGTACAGATTTTATGCCTAACAGACTGTTTAGGTTTGATGGAACTCGTTGGGTTAAGGTTGAAGATGCAGTTCGTATGAACATGACCAACAACGACACACGACAAACACATACTACTGGATTTATTAATAATACCACTTACATTTATAATGAAGCGATTGCTATTGATTGGATTAATCTTGAAAAAGATGTTTTCAGCTTTGACACTAACATTGACTATACAACAACTGCACTATATCTAGTTCTAAAATTAGAGACAGTAGAAATTGCTTTTACTATTGCAGAACATGTTGGTATGATAACTGATGTAGGTGGAAAGATACATGTCACATTACCAATAATTGATAGTGAACAACAGGCTATTCCATATCAAGGTACTTGGAAACTTAGCTTATGTAATAATAGAGAAGCACAACGACAAAGCCTTAGCAAGGCTCTTAGACCTAAGGCAGATTTATAATGCAGCATTTTTATGACGGCCAAATTAGACGATATATCACACAAACAATTCGTGTGTTAAGTAATTTTACTGTGCGTTACGGAGATGGTACACTTGTACGTGTTCCAGTAATGTATGGAGATGCTGATAGACAAGCTGCTTCAATAATTCGTCAAAACAGCGAAAACAAAATTAATAGTGTTCCTCGCATGAGTGTTTACATAAGCGGGTTAGAACTAGATAGAAATAGATTAGGCGATCCTAGTTATGTTGGCAAGGTGCATGTTCGAGAACGAGAAATTAATGACAGCGATCCTGCAAATCCTGTTTACACTACTGGTCAAGGTCGCAATTATACTGTTGAAAGATTAATGCCAACACCTTTTAAATTAAGTTTAAAATGTGATGTATGGACGGCTAACACTGAACAAAAATTACAGTTATTAGAACAAATACTTGTATTGTTCAATCCTAGTTTAGAACTACAAACAACAGACAATTATATCGACTGGACCAGTTTGACTGTATTAAATTTAGGCCAGGTAAATTGGACAAGTCGTACTGTTCCAATTGGCAACGATACTCCTATTGATATTGCTAGTCTAAATTTTGACACTCCTATATGGATTAGTCCCCCAGTTAAGGTTAAACACCTTGGTGTTATTACAAAAATTATTACTAGTATACATCAAGGATCTGCAATTGATAAGAATACTTATATTGACGGACTTGGACAACCGTTGGCAGGTCCAGAAATAACTATGGGCCAGCTACTAACACGCGATGTTGTTTCAATTACAGATTATAACATTCAGGTTTACAACAACCAAGCTATACTACTTAACAAATCTGAAAGCAGCATACCAAGAGAACCTACGCTAGACATTCCTGTGCGTCAAGGAACTCCAATCGAATGGCAAACAGTATTTGACAAATATCCTGGGAAATACACAGCAGGATCAAGTTCTCTTTACTTGACACAATCCAACGGAACTGAGATTGTAGGAACTGTAGCAATCAGTCCATTAGATCCTACAATACTAACAGTTTCTTGGGATTCTGATACTTTAAACACAAACACTGGCATTGACAGTAACGGTAACTTAGACACTGATCCTGATTATGATGCAGCTGGAAGTAATCGTCCAAACAGTCCTGGAACTTTTGATGCTATTATTGATCCTCAAAAAGTTTATCCTGGACACGGTATGCAAAATGTAACTGTTGGAGACAGATTCTTAATTGTTGAAGATATTGGACACGTTGATAATCAAGATGGTCCAGATGCATGGAAATCTAGCGGTGGAGCAGATTTTGTTGCCCGTGCAAATGACATTATTGAATGGACTGGAACACAGTGGAATGTAATTTTTAACAGCAGTCAAGAATCTGATACCCTTATATATCAAACGAATATATACACTGGAGTACAATATGTGTGGAACGGTGTATATTGGACCAAATCGTTTGAGGGTGAGTACAGGGCAGGTTCATGGAGACTAGAGTTGTAACAGATCGTATAGTTTGTAGCGGAGCATTATTCTACGCTAAATCTACACGAAGAATTTTACTGTTACAAAAAGCCAACGGCAAACATCAAGGAACTTGGGGACTGGTAGGCGGAACAAACCTACAAAAAGAAAACCCTTGGCAAGGACTACAACGCGAAGTCCAAGAAGAAATTGGTTCTTTTCCAGAAATCATCAAAACTATACCTTTAGAAACATTTGTTTCAAACGACAAAGTCTTTAATTTCCACACTTATCTTTGCGTTACAAACAACGAATTTGTACCAATACTCAGTGAAGAACATAGTGCGTGGGCATGGATTAATATAGATACTCCGCCTAAGCCGTTGCATCAAGGTTTAAGAAATAGTTTTAGCAACAAAACAATTAGAACAAAATTACAAACAATCTTTGATTTAGTGGAGTTAATATAATGTATTCGATGATTCAAGAACAATCGCCGAATGAGCCGTATGCGTGGGCAACTAATATTTTTAGTCCTGAAGAAATTGATCTTATCTTAGATCTTGGAAAATCTTTACCTCAAGAAGAAGGTGGTGTTAATAATACAGGTGTTGCAAAATTAGAAACACGCAGAAGTAAAATTTCTTGGATTTGTCCTGCCCTAAATACTGAGTTTATTTTTCATAGAATTTCTACTGCTATTCAAAAAATCAATAGAGATTTTTATAATTTTGAATTAACAACAATGGAAGATATTCAATTTAGCGAGTATGATGCCAGTTATCAGGGCATGTATCGCAATCACACTGATGACGGCTTCGAAGAGTTTAGAAGAAAAATTAGTTTTAGTTTGCAATTATCTGATCCAGAAGACTATGACGGCGGCGACTTGTTGATATATCGATTTAAATTAGACAATCCTTTTGAAGTAAAACGAGAAAAGGGACTGTTATCTATATTTCCAAGCTGGACTATACACGAAGTTACGCCAGTGACTCGTGGAACTAGATATACTTTAGTAGGATGGTGTCATGGACCGCAATTTAGATGATATAAGATTTATTACACTTTGGCCAACACATTTAATGATGACAACCTTGTTGGCCGATCCAAGCAATATGATACAAGAAGTTTATAAACTTGCCAGTAGCCCTAACACTATAAAAAAATCAAACTATGGCGGTTGGCAAAGTGAAACCAACTTATATGAAAATGAAATTTTCAACCCCATATGCAGTCATGTTGCAGATTTATGCACTAGAGTTTTTGATGTAAAAGGTACTAAGTTTCATCAAATGTGGGCTTGTATTAATAAGAAACATGATCAAAATTTAATTCATTCTCACAGTAATGCATTTAATTTATCTGGAGTATGTTATCTTAAAGTTCCACAAGATTCAGGTAGCATAGTTTTTAGAGATCCTCGTCCAGGATCTGTTCATGCGCCCGATAGAATTTTTAACTACGGTGATAGTGAATACTTTGTTCCTTTTGATAATATGATTATTTTGTTTCCTTCGTATCTTGAACATTTTGTATTGCCTAATAGAAATGACGAGGATCGCATATCAATAAGTTTTGATATAACATTGGAAAGATAATGTACCTAACAAATAAAGTTATTATTGTTGAAAATTTTTATAAAGATCCTGACATGGTTAGAAATCTTGCCTTAAATCAAGAATTTTTACCTGAAAGTCATCCTGAAAGATTTGGTAACTGGCCTGGACGTCGATCAAAATTTATCAACGATATCAATCCTCGACTTTGCGAAGAATTTAGAGACAGTTTAATGCACAGCTTACTTGAAGGTGTGCCCACAAATTATAATTGTTATTTTGAAACTAATTTTCAATTATGTTATGAAACTGACGGTGATTCCTGGATACACTACGACTTCGATCCTAAAGATTGGGAAATCACGCATGTTGGAGTAGTGTATCTTAATCCAAATCCTCCACCTAATTCTGGTACTTTAATATATGATTTTAACAAAGAGTATGAACAAGAATTTTTAGAATATTCAGAAAAACATAATCATATATGGAGGAAACTAAACAGAGATCAAGACAGTAAAGAATTTAATCGTTGGTGGACTTTGAATTTATCTGTTGAAAACAAGTATAATAGAGCTGTATTGTATTCACCTTCTGTATGGCATAAATCTGATCGTTACTTTGGTAATGATAAAGATTCAGGGCGTCTAATACAGCCATTTTTTTGTAATATAAAGTATTCGTCATGAAAAAATTAGCAATATTTGGAGATAGTTTTTCAGAACCAACATGGGCTAAAAATGAAAAATATCTTGCATGGCCGGAACTTCTAACTGCTAATTTTAAAATTACAAATTATTCATTAAGCGGATCTAGTTTATGGTGGTCTTATAAACAGTGGAAGAAAGAC